CTGCTATTTCCATTTCTAAATGATCATATTGATCTTCTGCTTCTACAACTTCATCATACTCACCAAATATAATATTAAAATGAGGATGCTTACCTAAAAACTCTTGTAAGTTTCTTTTTTCTTTTGGAACATAAAGCATGCCATCTTTAAAAACAATATGTGACAAAGTTACTTGTCCTTTTTGTTCATCAACAAATATAGACTTTTGATTTGTAGCATATCTTAATTCTCTTTCATATCCCAACTCTGGATCAAACCAAACTAATGGGTATCTATTAGAGTGTTTACTTGGAAGAGTATAAGTTAATGGTGCTTTATTTTTTAAAAAGTAAGTTCTATTTTTATACTCCCACTTTACTTCAGGAGTCTTTTTTTCTTTTGTTTCCATAATATAATATAATATAATAATTAAAAAAGACCCCGCCTAAGCGGGATCTTGTTATTTTTTATTAACCGTAAACTACTGATTCAACTACAGTACCGCCAAAAAACGATACTACAGGAACACTGTTTTCAGCTTGAGATGCTTTATCAATAGCATCACATAAATCAGCTACTAAATTAGCCGCTGTATTAGCAGGCGTTTGATTAGCTCCTAATGTTACTGCCCAGAAAAGAAAACCATTTCCGTCATAATTGTTTGTAACAATATTAGCTACAGTAGCGCTAGAGTTATCAACAGCTAATACATTATCAATTGGAATTAATTGATACTCATTAGTTGCAGATCCTTCAATAGCATCTAAATCATCAGCTACTAGCGTAATAACAACATCAGTTGTTCCGCCAATAACAGACTTACTAAAAGTAAGTGTGTCACCTACTTTGTAGCCATCACCATCAGTAGTTGCTGAAGCAACCGTAACTTTATTACCAGCGATAGTTAAAGCAACAACACCGTTAGTACCAGCACCACTTGTTGTAAAAGCAGTACCAGTTGCGACTTGATTAGTTGCGTCTGTACTATTAGTAGTTATAGACGCTGTTAAAGATCCAGTAGCAGTTTTCAAAGGTCTACCAGGATTTAACGATAGAGGTATTTTTATATAATTTGCCATAACTTCTATTTTAAATTGGAGCGATAGAACTAAAAGTGAAAGTATCTACTTGATATTTAGGTAGATCAGAAACACTAGCTGAACCAGCTCCTATTAGGTTAAAAATTGGATTAGACCCAGGGTTTTGATTAGCCTCAACGATTAAATCTTTGAGATTTTCAATATCCTGTGCTGTTACTACTGCTATAGCTGCACCATTACCACCAGCAAAATACTCTATAATAGGTACTTGCACTTGGTCTTGAGCGGCTGCTAGTGTAGTATATAAACGTATATGTTCACCAGATCCTGAGATCTGACAATCATAAACGTCATCTACTTTTACTAAACCGTACCTTGGACTTCCTCCAGTTGGAGTAGTATCCTTTAAAGGTACTTTTATGTAATTTGCCATAATTTTTATTATTTAAAGATTAATAAAGAGAGTGACAAAAGCCACTCTCATTATATACTATTTAAGCTCCTTTAAACAATACAAAATTGTTTGCAGCTTGTGTTACTAAACATCTTTCAGATAAGAAACTTACAGTCATCGCATCTAAAGTGTCAGTGTAAGCACCACCTACAGAACCTGTAATCCAAGACTTATATCTTCGATCTTCAGTTTCAGAAGCTCTATATCTTACGTGTAAGAAAGGACGTCTGATGTTTTGACCCATAATTTGATCGTATACTGTAGTAGTTCCAGCAGGTACTAATACACCATCAATCTCTTTATCCATACCTCTAGTAGAAGCATCGTTTAGATATTTCCAATCAGTTTTGTAGAAGTCATAAGAACCTCTTCTAAAACCAGAAAATCCAAAGTTAAGAGCCATATCGCCATCGTTATCGAATAAACCGTAACCAGCAGCTTGAGTAGAAGCAAAACCTCCACCAGCTTGAGCAGCGATCATATCATCAAAATCAAGAGCAGTAGATCTAGATAAGAAAAGCATGTTTTCTTCAATAGCACCTTGCTTGTCTAAGTTTTTAAGGATTTCATCGAAATCACCTAAAGCACCAGAACCAGGAGCAGCAGCTCCAGCAAAACCAGAGTATACATTACCTCTTGCTTCAATAGCAGCAAATAAACCTTCAGAACCTTTAATGTCTTGAGTTGCACTAGCAGGACCAAACTCATATTTGATACCAGAAGCAGTAGGATCAGTAGGCTTCATAAATTCAGCCTCAACCATACTCATTTCTAAGTAATCATCAAATCTTAATCTTGTTTCAGACTCAGACTTTAGATACCATAAGTATCCAGATTGTCCTTCTTCTGTAGCAACTTCAACCCAACCAATTTGAGCAGTGTCAGATCCGTTAATTTTAAAGTTGTCTTTTAAGATCATTGGAGAGTTAGAAAACTGAGTGAAAGATGGCTCAATAGAACCTTCCATACCTTTAGAACCTTTTCCAAAATCAGAACCATAAACAAATACGTTACAGTTACCAGCTCCTTCTAATGATGCAGGAACACCTACACCAGCATTTCCACCAAAAGTACCACCATAAACAGCAATATTACAAGTTGTGTCACTTATAGCTTGTACAACACCTTTTCTTACTACTAATCCAGTAGCAACATCAGACATTAATACAGTTTGACCAACTCTAATAGCATGCTTGGTTTGATTAGCTCCACCACTTCCAGTTCCAGTAAGGTTTGGAGTAAGTACAGCGTTATAAGCATTTTCATTAGCTTCATTCTCTACTTTACTTGCTTTATAAGCTACGTGTAATCTATTTTGTTCAGACCAAATTACTTGATCAGATGTCATAGGCATTTCAGCGCCTACCATTCTCAAGAAACCACCAATTGTTCGGTTTCCGTATCTTTCTACTTCAGCTTCATAAAGCTCAGGTAGATATTGTTGTGCGAAATCGTTACCAGATCCATTAGAAAAGTCAAGATAATTTTCTCTTAACGCCATTCTTTTTTGAGCTGGTACGATGCTTGCGGGAAAACTCCCGCCAGTTACAAAACTCATGTTTTTAATTTTTAGTTGTTATTGTTTTTACTTTTAATTTTCAACTTAGAACTATCAACACCGCTTATTGCTTTTACTTTAAATCCATTTATAAACACATCACCTGAAGCTTGTGGCCTAGGATCATTGTTTATATTTTTAGATTTAGCTATTACATCTTTAACAGCATCAGCTTTGCCTTGCTCATAAAAATGATTAGCTATTGTATCAACGTTTTCAGCGGCATAAAAAGCCTTGTGATAACCAACAGTATCAATAACTTCTCCCTTGTCATTTAAGAACTTCTTAACGAACTTGTTTAAGTCAGACTGTTTCTCAGCAGTCGCGGAAGGATTAGAGACTTTATAGTTAAATCTTTTTTCACCAACTTTAATTTCAAAACCTTTGAAATCTTCATTGAAAAATTTATCAGTATTATCTTTAAATTGTTCCCTACGCTCTGCAGCTATTTGTTGTTCTTTGTTGTATCTATTGAAAAAATCCATAGCTTTTTGTTGCTCTTGAGTAACGCCCGGTCTCAACTTGATCTCGTCGTAATATTTGCTCTTTGAACTTTCTAAAAAGTTTTTGGCTTTTGCAATTTCTTCTTTAAATAGTAATTGTCTTTTTCTGACAACTCTATCTTCATCCACTTCTTCATCATAAGAAAAACTATCTTCCATTAAGAAATTTATTTCTTCTTGATTTAAATGTGGTTTAGTTCTTTTATAGTATTCATTTAATAAAGATCTTTCATCATAACTACTGTAATCTTTATTTAAATTTACATAGTCTTCTACAGTGCCACCTGTTTCTTCCATAAATGAAACTAATTTTTCGATGTTTTCTGGTAGTGGTTTTCCAACTACTTTTTCATCTCTTATAGCTTCTTTTAATTCTTTAGTAGTTTCTTTTACCTCTTCTTTTATTTCTTCTATAACAGGAGTTTCTACTTCTTGCTCGGTGGCCCGTACCTCTTCAACCACTTTTTCGCTACTTGTCTCGTTTTTCTTTTCTTCGATAATAGCATTGCTATCATCTGTCTCTTGTGTTTGAACGGCATCTTCTTGTTTTTTACTTAAATCAACCTTAATATTATTTGGCATTTTATCTACCAATTTTTTAGGTTTCTTTTTTATTTTTAAACCTTCTTTAGATTCATCTATTTTAGGCTCTTCTTTCATTGTTTCTGACATAATATAATATAATAATTAATAGTTATTACATAGGCATATCATTACCTATGGTTTGGTTATTACCTTGAGTTTCAAAATCTGTTGGTAATAATTCTTGTTGCCTTTGCTGTATCATAGTACTTTGTTGAGTAGCTTGCAGCTTAGTTCTATTATCTTTTCTATCTTCAATAAACTGTTCTCTTTCTTTAACTCTAGCTACATCCATTTGCTTTAATTGCATGTCAAAGTTATATCTAACTTCTAAAGCTTTCATATCTAGCTGAGCTTTCATTTCCATTTTTTGTATTTCAAATTGAGATTTAGCTTGCTCTATTTGTACTGTACTCTCAGTTAAAGCTTGTTGTTTTTGCATTTCAGCTAATATAGCTTTTTCAGCGGTTTGTTGATTAGCTTGAGCTTGGGCTTGTATATTAGCTTGAGCAGCAGCTTGATCTGCTTTAGCTTTTTTCTTTCTCCTAAACTTAAGCATTTGATTAGCTAGCTTTAAATTTCTAATTTCTCTAATGTCTATAGCATCTTCAAGATCTATTTGATTAGATTTTAAAGCTATTTGTATGTTTTGTTCTAATTCAGCTTTTTCTTCTTCGTCCGGCTCTAGTTTTATAAATATACCAAAATCATGAATTTGCAAATTCATTAATTCATCTAACGTAGCAGTGTTAAAAGAAGATATACTATTTTTTAAAGCTTCTCTTGTAAAAGGAAACTCTAATGAATCAGCAACTCTAAGTGATATATTTTCACAAGCTCTAGCAGTTAGATATAAACTAGATTGAAGTATATGTCTAGTAGCTGTGTTTGAGTTAGCTGCTGCTAGTTTTTGTAAACCTACTAGTGAGTTTTTATCTGGATTACTTCCGTCTCTAGCTTCATTAAGTCCCGTTACATCTCTTATTAGTTGTAAATAGTACTGATAAGTTTGTATTAAAGAGTTTATTTTTCCACCACCAGATCCTGTTTGAAGCTCTTGTATAGGGACTTTTCCTGGGTTCATTCCACCTTCTTGTGTCATAGACCTACCAACTACAGAACCAGTTTGAAAATACATGTTTAAAGCTTCTGATGGATTGTAGTTAGTTCCATTACCTAAATCAACTTCTGCTAAGCCATCCATATCTAAAAATACACCATCAGGAACTACTCTAGCTAATACTTGTTGGATTTTTAAATGAGTTAATTGTATCATATCAGCAAAACCTGTTATTCTGCTAACTAAACTTTCAATTCTACCTTTATACATTCTAGGAGCTGTCAAAGCATAACTAAAATTTACTTTAGTAGTATCAGCATAAGGTCTAGTCATATGTTCTGCCATTCTCCAATCTAACATCATTGGATGTCCTAATATTTTTGCTCCACTGTAAAGTGTTTCAATAGTTCTTGATACTCTTTCAAAACCATCGTTTGGCGGAGGCATAAAAGTATCAGGTTTTTCTAACGCTTTTTCTAAGCCGCTATCTGTATATTTTATTTTATACACTTGATCTGAATAGCTTTTATATTCAAAATATAATACTTGAACAGTTTGATCATCTTGTTTACCATTCCAATTTCTTAAATATTCCTGATTACCAGGATATTTTTGTATAGTTTCTAATTCTTGATCTGTTAAATTTGGAAACTGTTTTTTAATATCAGCTAAATAAACAGACTTAACTTCACCTACATAATATAAATCTTCAAAATTAGGATCATCAGAATATGAATAAACTAAATGAGCTGGATCAACATACTCTACAACAACGCCTTCTGATTTATTCCAAGATGTTTTAACAGCACCTATACCTAAAACAGTTAAATCATAATTAAATCTTTGCCTAATTAAATCATATTTATTTTTATCTAATATTTGATTTATAACTTCTTCTTCTGCTACTTCAACTGACTGTTTAAAATCCATTTGTAAATGTACAGCTAATTCTTCTTCATCTTGAGGTGCTTTTGATTGATCTTGAGAAAATGCGTTTATATTTAATACTTCTTTAGCTGTTTGAAGATATTCTTTTGCATGTATATCTATTAATAATTTTTCAGCAAAATCAGTTCTTATTTTAGAACATACTGGATCTTGGGCATAAGCATTTATATCATAACTTCTTTGAGACATACCATTAACCACTATATCAACAAACTTAGAAACTACAGGAACTGGTTTCCAGTCTAGATTTAAATAAGATAAGTCACCATTTATAGCTAATTCATCTTTGTATTTTTGAACTGGCTGTTCACCTCTAGCATATAGTCTTAATAAATTGTAGTTATTAAAGTTAATAGCATAACCTGGTGCATTAGTTCCATATCTATAACCTCTAAACCATTCACCTTCTATTGCTCTACCAACCGCTAGACCATATTCCATAGTAGCTTTTTCCGCGTCTGGTACCACCTGATCTGGAAAAGAACTTGTTTGATTGTAAGAAATTTGCATTTATTTATTTTATTATTTTTGAAATAATTCCGTCATTGTCGTATCTTTTTATACCTATGGTTATAGGTTGATGCTTTCTCTGTGGATTTGGCCTATACATATTCTTGTTACAAGCCATAATAGCTAAACCAGAACTAATAGATGCATCATGCTTTGTCCTGTTATTTATATCAAACTGACTCCAGTCTTCTAAGGTTTTTTGAAAATACATATTACCATAACCTTGGTTTGTTTCACCAATGTAAGTTTCTATATAGCTTTCAATAGCAGCAGCATGTGCTTGTTTAATATCTTCACTTGAATTAGGTATTCCACCTATTTCTCTTTCTGTAGTTGATAGCTTATTCCAAATTTTGTCAGGACGATTAATTGAAAAGCCTCTATAACCTCTTCTTTTAAAATAATACAATAACCTAGGTTTGTTATTTTCAGCAAGTATAGGCATCCCATAAAAAACACAAGCCATAAGCACGTCTTCAAAAAACATTTCTGCTGTTTGTGGTCTAGCTATGTATTCTAAAAAAAATTGATTAGGTGGAGCATCTTCCATACTAAACTTAGTTAGTCCATGTAGTGCTCCATTAGAACCCTTACCATCCACAGTACCGCTAATGTCGTAACTGTCACAGCCAAAAGCTCCAACGTGTTCGTTGCCTGGATATTTAAGTCCATTTTTAATAATTATATTATTTTGTAGATTACTATTTGGAACCCAAGATATTAAAAACCTACCATCTTTGTTAGGATAAAACATTACTTTAGTATCTTTAACACCATTAATCCATTGGAAACTTCCTTGAGTAACAGAAGTAGAATTATTTAATTCTTCATTATAATCTATTTGTTGGTATATTTTCGTTAAGTTAAATAAAGTATTTTTAGCTTCATCTCTAAAAGCGTGTTGTTCAGTTCTTGGAAATTGTCTATAATATTCATTTAAACTATCTTGATCAGACTTTAACCCATCAACTTCGTTTTCCCAATGTTCAATAACTCCTGTTGTAATTTCATAACCATCAACTCCTTTGATTGGACTCTTTTGTCTAACAAAGACAGGTGATCCATAAGTATCCATGAATCCTTCGTAGTTCCATTCCATAGGGATGAAAAGAGAATAGAGGCCAGAAGATGTTTGTCCGTTTCTATTTCTTTTTGTAACATCTGAATTGTAGTATAATTGCTTGAAGTTTTTTCCACCTTTGTCTAAAGCATTTGAAGTTGAGCCCATCATACATTTACCTACGATTTTTGATCCTAGTCTTAATGTAGTTTTTGTAACTCTCCAGTTGTTTAATATATTATCAGGCCTCTCCCATTTACCACTTTCATCATGTGCCAATAGCTTTAACTTTTCACCATCATAAGAGTTGTCGCCTGTATTTTTCCAGTCAATAGTTGTGTCAAGTCCATCTAGTTCTCTGAGCTGTTCATTTGACTCAATTTTTCTTCTAGTAAGTTTGGATGCCGGAACCCTATATGCCAACTCAGTTTTCGGCCGATCCATACCGTCTTGAATTGGTTTGAAGAAAAACGGATAATTAACGGATAACTTTATCTGTAAACATTTTTTTGGCATCTGAACCAGACTTGGAAAGTATTCCGAATCTAGCATCGGAAGATATTGTAGCTTGGTTGACAAGTTCTGCGCTTGACATAAAAGAGAATCCAGATCTTCTGTTTTTAAGATAACACATTCCATAACACCTTGTGTCTGCTTTACATGCTTCCCAAAATATAAAGAAGAGTCTATTTGCTTCTCTATAGTCTGGTGCTCCAACGTCGATCTTTGACCATTGCAAGTACATGTAATGAGTACCAGTAATGTAAGTAGGAGTGCCATTATTATAAAACCAAAATCCTTTTTCTCGTCTAGTAAATTCATTATCAATATAGTCGTACCATTTTTCTTTAAAATCTAATGGGTATTCTTCCCAATCAAACCTAGTTTTTATTTTTTGTAATTCTTTTGGGTATTCAAACTTATTCCAATATTGCTCCGCTTTGACTTTGCTTCGTTTATACGGTTCATCTGCTGTTGGTAAAGCAATCCTGAGATTCTGTATTTCAATGATTTGTCCAATTTTACCTGTTTTACTTATTACTATAAAATCATAATCAGGGTTATAGCCATAATCCCATTTTTTAAACCTGTTGTTTTTAGCTAATATCTTAGGATTTACAACGTCCTTAATTTCTTTCCACAACGTTTGATTGTAACTCATTTACTTCTACCTTCCGCAAAACCCTTAAAAGTTTTTTCAACTTTAGGCTTTTCATTTAACATATCCTCTTCGTTTTGAATTTTATTTAATATTTCAAAAGCGTCCATGATAGCTAACTTTTTAGTTGCGGCAGCATTTTTTAATCTGTCAGCGCTTACGTCGTCGTCTGAGTCAACAATCTTTTCTTTTGCTACCTTAATAAGTTCCTCAATTGCTTTTTGCCCAGCTAGGATTATTTTCTTTTTCGTTTCCTTGGTATTCATGCGTTAAAGCTATATCATTAGATTTCATACAATAAAGTCGTTCACCCTCTATAATAAACTCAAATTCAGAGTTAGGTGTAAACGTAATAAGTGTCTTAGGTGTTATTCCTATGGCTTCTAAGGTGTCATTACTATACTTTACTATACCAACATTGGGTTGTTCTTTTCTATTGTATAATAAGCTTTGGTTGTTTAATGGTTTTATAAAACAGTAGTTTAAGTGAGATTTTAAATTATACATATATATTTGCTCAGGTGAAACAAAATATAAGTTATCTTTAAAATAAGTAGCACTATTTTTTTCTCTACCTTTAACATCATAAAATCTTCTAAATATATTATGATGTATATACACTTCATCACCTTTTTTTATATTTGTAGTATAAGCTGCCGGAGTCGAAACAACGACAGCTTTTTTACTCACGAATATATGGTTTTCAATACTAGTATTTATTATAAGATTTTTATTATCTACTTTCCTAATATTGTCATACCTTGCTTCTAAAGGTTTAACTATAAAACTATATAAACTTTTCACTAATACTTTAAATCGTATTCTACAGATATTGACATATTAGCATTAAACTTTTTCCAAGGTAGAACTTCATTATTTTTACTTATGTAAATATTATATGATTGATCTTTGTCTTCAAATAGAATATCACTAATAGTATGTCCACCGTATACTTCTTGACCAGTTGAATAATGCATCGCATCATTTTTATAGTCAGAACCTATACTAATCTTCCTTATCTTCTGCACGGTCTTTGTATTCTCCTGTTAAAAGATCTATATCAACATCTCCATATTTCTTATGAAGTTCTTTTTTAATTTCTTCTACATTTGCTACTAGTTTAGCACATTGACCTATAAGATCTTGTTTTCTTAGTTCTAAACCACCTATAACTTGTACAATATTATTATACTCATTAGAAGCTTTATTTGCGCTTTCTAATTCTTTTTTTGTTATTTTTTTTGCTTTTGCCATTTTATTTGATTTAATTTAATTGTATTTTGTTGTTTTAATATATAGCTACACAGTCTGTTCCAACTTTTAATTTAGTAGCTAGCATAGGTGTTTTATCACCTACGACTGTTCCTGGTTGTACGTTTTTAAATACAACGTCATTACCAGCTTCTGTTGTAATAGTAATATCTTGTGCTGAAGATTTTCCGCTGTATATAACTACTCCTCTTTCGCTTGTGTTTGCTATTGCGCCTGTTCCAGCTGTTAAAGCTACTGCATCATGACCAAACATCCTTGGTTGAGCCATCATGTTTCCTTGTAAACCGTCCATTTTTTATTTATTTATTTTTGTTATTTTTTCAGCACCACGACTTCCGAAGTACGCTACATAAACTGTTACCAGTAATGTTTTTAATAAGTTTATCCAAGCATCATCTACATCAAACTGCATATGAAAAGAATCTACAGCCATCATAAAAACAGCTGATCCAGTTAAAAATACTAAAGCTAATGGTCTAGTGTTTTTACTTAACCAAGAGTCTGACTTCATATCTGCTCTCCACCTACTAGAAACCTCTTTCATTTCAGCTATATCTTGCTCTATAAGTTTCATAGCTTGTTCTTTATCAACTGCCTTAATCTTATTATCACTTGTTATAAGATTTTTTACTACACCAAGTGTTCCTTGGTTAGGTAATACATCGCCTAAAGCAGCTAAAACTTTTGGAGCTTTACTTGATAGAAAAGCACCTATTTTAGTTTCTTTAAATGTTTTTTTAGTTTCACTCATTTTAAAGGTATTTCTTTTACATAATCAGCACCTGGAAAATTATAATCTTTACCAGGTTCCATTACTACAGCTGGCCCATTATTAGGTATTCCTAAAACTTTAAAGTCTACTCCTTTCATGGTAATAGACCCGCCAGCTATGTAGTTGACGGGTTTATTAACATCAGGGCTATTACGTTTGTATCCAGTTTTAGAAAAATTCATTAAATACTAAAATCCAGTACCTGGGTAAGTTTTACCTGTTAAGTAATTATCTGCCATTTTAGCATATTTTTTTATTGTTCCTACAACTCCAGATTCAGATTGTGCTTTTTTAGCTGCATTTTTCTTAGCCATGTATTCGTTGTAACCAGCTGTTCCTGGTTTAGGTGCTGATGGTTTTGGAGTAGTTGTTTTAACTTCTTTCTTTTCTTGCATCATCTTAGCGTCCATATCTTGATAATGTTGAGCAACTCTACTTTGTGGTAATTTACCATCTTTTCTATCCATGTAGATACCAGATTTTTTTGGCTGGTACATTTTCTTGTCTTGCATTGTTTTTGTGATGTTTTCGTCATCTTTACTTTTAAAAGGCATAATATATATTTTATCTTCTATGTTGTTTGTATTTTTCTTTTTTATAAGCTTCTTTTTCCCACGGAGCTTTTTTTCTTTTCTTCGCAGTATTAAAACTATTTATTGGATATTTTTTCCCTTTCCAAATATAATGTTCACTATCAAACTCAAGATCTCCACGTTTAATTTGATCAACGTGTACTTTCTCGTGACTAATAGTGTTTTCTAATTGATACGGATCACTAATGTCATCCGCTATTATTATAGCACCGTTTATTTTAGTTTCACCATTTATTTCACGATCTGTTCCAGTTCTATAAATAGGCGTGTTATCTATCGTGTATGGTGGCTTTAACTTAAATGCCATATTAACTTCTTCCTTTTCCGTGCTTATGTATCTTATGCGCAGAAGCAAAATAACCGTGCATTTCTCCAGCAGCTACTTCTAATTCTTTTTTCTTTTCGTAGTTAGCCGCTTTTTTGTGGCCTGTTTCGTAATCACGTATAGCATTTCTAGCGTAATCTCTTTCTACTCTTTGTTTTGATTTTTCCATAATTATTTTTTATTCATGTTATAAGGAAAGTTTTTATTAAACCATTGTTTTCTAGCATCACAGCCACAACCTCCCGGTATACTGTCTGCAAATTTTTTAATACCTGTATACGTAGTGAAACGCTCTATTGTATCTCCGAGTCCTTTATCTTTCATTACCATTTTACTTTATCTGCCCAATAAGCAGCTGACATTTTACCTTTTGCTATGTTTTTAGCATGTCTAGCTTTAAAGCTTTTTCTTCTAGCTTTAGACTTAGCATCTGTTTTTTTACCAGCAGTAGAAACGCCTTGCTGACCAAATCTAATAATTTTTTCTTTACCACCAGAACAAGCTTTTACTATATGAGATTTAGTTCTGTGAGTAGGGGTTTTACGAGGTTTATTGCACTTTAGCGTTTTTTTATCTACAGCCATTATTTTTTTCTTTTGCTTTTTTTATTTCCATACTTGCTAGGTCCACCAGCTTTAGTACATCTCACGCCCCAACCACTAGCATAAGCTGAAGGCCATACTTTAAATTTCTTTTTTGCTGCAGCTTTACACGCTGGACTAATTTTACCCATAGTTTATTATTTACCGCATGGTTCTCCAGTGGCTACATTTACCCAGTTTTCTTTTTCAAACCAGTCTCTTAATGTAGCACCTTTTTTCCTAGC